CTACCAATTATATCAGCGTTTATTAGGATTTAGAGTCTGATCTTGGTGGCTAATTTAGGCTCAGGAGCCCAGTCAGCATTAGTCATTGACGTGTCTGATTGATGATAGTCATAGTCAATGATTATCTTGTTTCCACCATAAGTACGGGCTGTTCCAAAGTCAATTATGTCTCTGGTTTCCTGTAGTTGATACACCTTAAAGTTATGGAAGTAGAACTTGTTTCCCACCCAGACTGGGCTTTCAGTAGTACCAAGATTAATCTCTCTATTCATGGCCCAGTTGTTAATCTCTTCAGCAGACTCATCTAGACGGTCCATGAGTCTAAAGACAGACTCCTGAATCCTAATCATTTTTTCTATTGGATTTTCTCCAGTAGCATAAAAATAGTACATGACCTGCTCACACTTAATATGTGGAAAATTTGTTTTATTCATTTTAATAAGTCTATCCCAAGTTGCTGCCACCCCTTGAGTGCTTTCTCCAAAATATTCTGTTAGATCATTAATAGTAGATGGTGTGGATGGAAAGAATGGGAATGATGCCTTCTCGTTAGTTCCTGAAGCAAAAATTTCAGATACCTTCTCCTGCAAATATTTATTAATCCACAAAACTGGTGTATTCATTACTGTAGATTGTTCTGTCCAGATTTCACCATATGTCATTATGATACCTTTGCATTTACTATCCAGCGATAGCCAGTTTCAATGCCCTTTCCTCTGCCCTGCTTTGAACCAGCAGAAAAATTGTTTTTATAGATCTGTACATTTTCTAGTTCTGATAGTGCACCAGACTTTCTCAAAAATGCTTGTGTAAAATATTGTGTAAAGAATTGATCAACAACAGACTCAAAACCACCTTGTGAATCTCCTCCAGGATTTTCAACAACTACTGGACCCTTTGTAAAGACCTGCTCTCCATCAACCTCAAAACTTAAAACCTTTGCTTTAACTGGTGAGATTGTAACTGGAATACCATCTTCCATAATTCTTGCCTTGTCATAAAATGGTGTGCGTGAGCCATCTTTAATTGTTCTTGACTGAGAGAATGTAGACTTAAAAGATAATCCAAGGTTGCTTACAGTATAATTAATATCAAACAATCTTGCGTCTGGACTACCATTTTGGTACCATTCATATACGTGATGAAGCCTTGATGGATTTACTCTTGCGCTTGAGTCAATATACTCTTTAACAAGTTCTGTAATATCTTTACCAAGATTATCTAAAAAGATTCTCTTACCCTTTTCAATGCCTTCAAGGAATCCAAAAGAGTAGTTAATTATATTATTCATATCTCTCATTAGATCTTTGTCATTAAGTTTGATTGATATCATATGTCTACCGCCTGATTCTCAGAACGACGAAGAACTAACTTATAGTACTCTACGCTACCAAATGGACCCATAAAAGGCTCTTGTGATGCTACTTCAAAAATTGTTGGCTTTCCTGCACGGACACCAGAAGTTTCCATATAAACATTGTTACAGTTTCTATCTTGTATATTAGTTAAAACAACGTTAGTCAAGGATGTTCCTGAGTCTAAGTTGGATACTCTAATGTCTGACTTCACTCTTCCTATAAGCATTGTATCTTGTGTAATATTAACATTTGGGATAATTTCTTCTTTAGCCTTTAGACCTACTGTTGTAAAGTGGCATGCAATAGTTTTATTTAGCATCCATTGTTTTTTAACGTTGCCGTATGCACCTTGCTCAACAGTAGGATAAAAAACATCTACCTGCATAGGGAACATAAAGTCTTTTCCCTCGCATTGCATTAGATCAATCCTGGCTTAGAGATTGTGACCGTATACTTATCTAAAATTTTGTCAACAATCATATTGCCAGTTCCTTCAAACATTTTTTTATCAAACTGAATTTTAAACTGATCTGAGTTATAGGAAGATACATATCTAGTATAATAATCTAGTTTTCCACACTTTAGATCTTCAATGAGCAACTTAGTTGCATACTCCACGTCTGCTGGAATTGTTTTATATCCAACATCAAGGACAAAGGTATAGTCCCAACCTTTTGGAAAACCAACTGCAAGTGAGCCTGATGAGTGTCCAAGATCGCCATATGCTCTTGGGTATTGCTGAGCGCCTTGCTCAGATCTATTGTATGCTTCTGTAATTACTCTTTCAATTGCAGAGTTATCAAACGTAACCTTAAATTCAAATTCTGTCAGCCCTGGCTGATCTACATCATAGATCAATACGTTATTTTCATAAACCTTGAGAACCTTGCTTGCATCTTCCCAAAGTGAAAAATAGTCTGATCCTTCTGCAACTCTTTGAACAATATGCTTATTGTTGTAGAATCCATCTGTAATTACTGTATCAATTATTGAGCGAGCAACCATTTCTAATGTCGTATATTCTTGAATTTCTGAAGCAGTGCTTCCCAGTTTTGATGGATCTGTATATGGTCTAATAACATCAAGATTTTCTTCGTACAAAGTATGCTCATGCTCTGAGTCATAAAACTTAATTAAAAACTTGCGGTCAAACTGAACTTTCGACAATGGCAAGATATACTCAACAACTCCATTGGCATCTGATGTGACCTCTACTTCTTGTACTGAGTGGTCCACCAAATCCTCAACCACCTGGACATACGTATAGTTTGGTATAGGTAATGTCCATTTAGTTGTAATAGGATATGGTGGAACTCTCAATACTTCCATCTGTTACTTACCGAATGCCTTTGCAACTTCTTCTGGTGTTGCCACACGTACGTGTGAGCGAGTAAGCCATTGATCAGCAGCAGCCTTATCTACAATATTATATCCTGTGTAGACCTTTCCTACTCCTGGCCAAGTTACATTCTTTGTAGAGTGCAGTGCCACAGTATCTTGATCAGCCTTCTTCTTTGCAGGTGCTGCCTTCTTTGCTGGGCGTGGTGCGCTTGCAACTCCGATTGCTCCATCTGCTACTGATCCAACTGCTTGTACTTCTGATGTTGATCTTGCAAAAGAATCTGTTCCTACTACTGCTTGCTCTTCAATTGCTTCTGGAGCCTCTTCAACCTTAACTGGTTCTGGAGTTTCTTCTTCAACAACTGGTGCTTCAACAGTTTCAGCAGGAGCGTCAATCTTTTCTTCTTCAACTGGATTATTCAAATTTTCCATTTTTATTCCTCCTAAATAGTATTATATCATTAAATTGATAAGGGGAGCAGGAGCGTTAACTCCTACTCCCCCAAATCTTTACTGTTACAGATTATGCATCTGATGCAGCGTCAGCCCATGCAATGGCATCTTGTTCTTCCCATTGAATACCGAAGCGAACGAAGACTGTATATTCTACAGTATCCTTCTTTGGCTTGTATTCACGGTTAACAGTGATGTCACGCTGGAAGCCCCATACACGGTTCTGTGGGAATGTCAAGTCGACATATCCTGCAGGGTAGTAAGGAACTTCTTGTACGTCAATTCCGAGGACACGAGTTGTACGTGCTCCACCGAATGTCTGTCCATTTCCATCAAGGTATGCTTGACGGTTAGCAGGTGTACCTGCTGCGCCAGCGTGTGATCCAAATGCTTCTGCGATTGCATCAGCGAGTGTACCGTTGTTCTTAACGATACCCTGGAACACATCTGTACCTGCGTAGAACTTAAGGTTATTCTTAAGTGCACGGTACTTACGTGGCATTGCTAGGATAATGTTCTGCATAACTTCTGGAGTCCATCCACCATTTGAAACAGTTACTACTGATTCGTGAGCGTCTCCTTCAGTCTTTACACGGTTTACGAAACCGTTCATGATACCAAGGAATGCTCCGTCATCGGAGTCTCCTGTACCATTGATAGCGAGATCTTCGATGTCGTTACCGAATGCGTTTGTCATAAGACGAACGATGTGATCTTCAAGTGCTGCACCTTCGATGTTATCTTCAAGTGCTTCTGCTGTGACTTCCCAGTCAAGGCGAATCTTCTTTGTAGTCAATTCAACCTTTGAGAAAGTTGCTCCAGCGTTTGTGTAGTCTCCGATTGCTTGTGCAGCAGAACGAATAACACGTTCACCAACGTTTACCTTTTCAAGTTCCATGGTGTTTGCTCTCATTGTGACTCTACGTCCATCTTGAGCGAGTACAGTTGCATCCCACACGTAATCAATAAATTGACGTGCTTGTTCAGGGCGAAGGATTCCGCTAGCGGCCTCACCTGAAGGATTTACTGCATTTGGTCCTGTTGTTACTCCTGAGAGTGCTGTAGGAATATTTCCTAGTTCGCCACCATCAGTGTAGTTACCTGGTATGTTTGATCCTGCGTCTGAACCTGATGCAAATGCTCCTTGACCCTGATAGAGTCCTGGTGCAGTTCCACCTAGTTGACCAGATGTACCTGGTTGATTCTTCTTAATTTCTTCTGACATTTATTTCACCTCCAAGTGATTTTCTAACTAAATAGATCGGTTGTTTTGAGGAAACGTCCGCCCCATAGGGATTTTTCAACCATTTCAGGTTGATCCTGAATAATCTCACCGAGATCACCAGACTTTCGGAAAGCAGTATCCGCTTCTACAGCATCTACACGCTTACCAAATTCATTAACTTCACCCTTTGCTGCTGCAATATCTTTTGCAACTTCTTCGAATGAATTCCGTACTGCGTCAACGTCAACTTTAGTAGACTTGAGAAGTTCTACTTCTGCCTGTAAAGACTTGACTGTTGATAATAGATCGCTAAAGGCTGTTGTAAGATTATCATTGATTGTTGCAACTACTGCTGCAACTTCATCTGACTTCTTTGCTTTGTCTTCTTCCATTTCATCTGCTGGCTTTTCGCTAGCATCTTCTGCTGGAGTTTCTTCATCTGCATGTGGCTTCATGGCCTTTTCTGCATCTGTTGATTCTTCGACAATAGCCTCTGGAGCGACCTGTGTTTCTACAACTGTAGCATCTGATTTCTCAACGATTTCTTCTACTACTTCGTTTGTTGTTTCTGTCATAGGATTGACCTCCTTGTTAATCTTAGAAGTATTAATGCCTTTAGCACTATCAACTAAGAACTTTATCATTGTTGTTTTTTCATTATCCGTTTTTTCAACGAAACCTATATTCTCCATTAGAGAACCAGTAACAGGATTTGTTTCAGATTCATTTTCAGAAACCATAACTAGGCCTGCTTCTTTATCATAAAATACATTCTCTAACACTGTTTCATCTGCTTTGATAACATCTACGCCATCAACTTTTTCAACAGATACAATATTTGCAAACTGATTTGCTGGGGAATCTACAAGACTCAACTCAACAAGATCATATTGTTTAATAATTCTAATTGCCTTATCTGATTTCTCATCATATGCATCATCCCACTTGTTCATTCTTCCGCCGATAGAAAAACCAGTTAGTGTTCCATCAAGAACCTTTTCCCAAGTATCTTGTGCGCCCTTTGAAACATATGCAGAAACAAAAACACCAGAATAAAATTTCTTAGATTCTGGATCAAAGTACTTGTCTTCTTTGAAAGAAACCATTTTGCCTACTGCAAGTGGTTGATGCATTTCACGAATGTTTCCACGGAATCTTGCAAATGCATCTAGAGACGCTTCTGCTGTTACAATGTCATCCTGCTTATCAATATTATCAAGGGATGCAAAACCTGAGACTATACGACGCTCTTTGTCAACCTTAGCAAAAGGCATAGAAAGACGTAAATTATCCCCATCTGAATTCCAATGGGCTTTAGTTATATTGCTCACCATTATATTATAAACCCTTTTTTCACAATATCTTACTATTCGGACAATTCAGACAGTTCATCAGATTTTCTACCCTCACCCTTTGGGTTTCTTCCAGCAACTGTTGCTGACCCATCAGACTGATTGTTTGCTCTCTGACCATCTCTTGCTCTTGTAGTTGTTGCATCTGCTGCCTGTTGTGGCTTAAGATCTAGTGGCTGATCCCCACCATCACGCTGTGGCATACGCAAAATAGTTCTTGCTTCGTTGGGAACCATGATTTGATTCTTAACATATCTCTCAAGAATCTGTGACTGTGCAATCTCATCTGTCAATGTAAGTTCATTAAACTTAAACTGAAGGATATCTGTTTGTTCACGAATAATCTTATTGATTGGCTTTTCTAATTCTCTTTGTGCTGGTCTTGCAACCTGCTCTTTAAATGTTCTATCTTGAGCAAGGGCTGCTGCAATAGCAGAGGAATCGGAACCACCAAGTTTTGAAAGTGGTACCTGATGTGCTACAAGGATGTCATCACGGTTTTGCTTGCGATACTTTTCAAATGATCCTTCTTGAACACCATTCTCAATTGGCTCCATCTTAAACTCAACCTTATTTGTATCAGAGTCTCCTGGCAATGGAATGTACAGAGTTCTATGGTTCTGCCCTTTCATTCCAGTTTGAAGGAATCTAAACATTTTGTCTTCTGCTTCTCCAGAAAGTTTTGCACCTTTAAGTGTTACAACATATCTTGGAACTGCCTTGTTGCTAAAATAATCAATGTTGTATTGCGATGCCAGCATGTCACCCTGAAGAGCAGTAATTGCAGAAATAATATCTGGTACACCATAAAAAGTATTTAGTGGTGAGTATTCTCTAAAGTGAATAATTTCATTTGGACGATTATCTGCTGTAACTGGATTTGGATTTGTTGCTCCAAAGTTACGGAAATAAACAACCTTGTTTCCAATCACTTGTACAAAACCATCACGCAATCTGCGTACTCTCATTGTTACTGCTGGGATATGGCCAATGTATCCAATTTGTCCTTTAACAGTTCTACCAACTTCAACGTATCCGTTACCAGTTGCTTGAACATCTGTGTAAACTTTTTCCATAATTGTTGTAAATGAATCTTCTTGATTAAGGCTTTCTAGCCAATCTGTTAACTCTACTTTTGCACGTTCAATTCTTTTACGAGCATTCTGAGCAGTCTTTGCTTCTGCAGTTTCTAACTTTAACATTGTACGTGGTGAGATCTCAAAGTCATATCCAAGCCCTACAATATTTTCTACCTTTGCATCAATAGCAGCATGGTTAGCAAAAGATGTGTCATAAAAACTTGCAAGTTCGTATAGATTCCATGGTGGTGTAATTACATCAAATAGTCCGTATCCATTTCTGTAGATTGTTCCTGGATTAATTTCTTTTGACTTTGCTCCATCTTTACCACTTCTTACTGCAAGAGCACTATCCATATATTGTGGAGTAGCCTCTCCCTTTGCAATTCTTCCAGCACGGCGCTTAAAGTTATTATCTAGACCAGATAAAGTTTTTAGTTCATCCCAAGTCTTGTTAAAAGGATCTTGCTCTTTAAAAGCATCTGCTTCTTGTGGAAATTCATCCATTGAAGCACGAACGATATATTCATTTTCTTCAGACATTAGTCGCCACTTCCATACTTATCATGTGTGTCCTGTGCTGCTTTCCATGCACCAAGGTCATTCATTGATGGAATTAGACCTTCAGACAGTCTTTGCTTTTGCTCAGAGTATTCTTCTTCTGAGATTCTTGTTAGTCCTGGAACGAATACGCATGTTCCATCTCCTTCATCCCCGTAATATTTTGCCGCTTCCTTAAGTTTAGAAATCTGCATAATATCACCCTTCATGGACTCAATGTTTAAAACAGAGCCATTTCCATCTGTAAACCACTTACCATTTGACTTTTTGTAAACATATAGGCCCCAGTCGTAGTGCTTTTCAATAATCTTTGCACGAGACTCACCAACCTGCCCCTTCATTTTAGGGAGTGCTTTACGCTTTTTCTTTGGATTTTCAATATTCATAACCACAAGTATACCATATTATACGGCATTTTGGGTTGATGACTGCCACTCAACTTCACTATAGAAGTTATATTCGTAGTCTTTAAACGATAAAATCTTTGGGTTTAGATCAGAGTTGCTGTAGTCATCCACAATGATTTTATTTGTTCCAGAGTAAGCCTTGTATATATCTTTTGGATTGGCCCCATAATAAGAAGTAGATGAGATAACTAGAACCCCTTGCCACTTATAAGCAATATCCCAGAAGTCCCAGTTAAGAACTGATGGGCCATCGTACTTAACCTTAAACCAAGGTCTGGTTGTGACCGTCTGGACTTCTTGCAAGTTGGTTGACTTGTATGTAGATATTAGATTGACAAGCAGAGGCCCATTTATTCTTAAAGAACCAACAAATGAGTTAAAGTTTAAAAGGTTTGAAAAAGATATACCAAGGAATGACCACTCTTTTGTTGTTATGACTGGATCGTTGACTATATTTCCATTTAAGTAAAAAACAATTCCATCTTCAAGTTCTCCAGTATTTTCATTAATTGCATAAATTTTTGCTCTTTGTCCACTTGGACTATCCGCAACCATAAAGAACTTAAGGTTTCCGTTTCTACTTTCAATTTCAAATATCTGTGTTGGTGCGTAAGGGAAAAAACTTTGATCATATCTAAGAGCAATCTGCATTGCCATTACCTTGTAATCATTAGACATAGATTTATTAATTGGTATTGCTAGACCTCTATTTACCAATGGGTCAAAAGTTCCCTTTACTTCTATTCCGCTATTTCTTGTCAGGTACAGGTATGGTGAACTACCCTTATATATTCTAAATGGGTTGTCTGTTTTGTAGTCATAATAGATTCCAGACTTTTTATAAGGATATATAGATGTTCCAAATCTTGTTCCAATTTCATTGGCAGAACTGTTTAGTGCTTGAGAAGCCAACTGTAAAGATCTGATTTCCAAAGGATTTTTTAAAATTTGTTTTACATTAAAATCTAAATGTATTACAATAGAAAGACTATTAAAGTCTATTCCACTTGGTGGATAAATGATACTACCATCAACAACTTCGTACTTGGTATTAATAAAACTATCCATTATTGGATTTGATTCAGAATCAATTCCTACAACATAGGTTCCTGGTTTTACAATTTCATTTGACGCTGGCTTTACTGAATATTGAAAAGCGTCAGAGGACTTGTTTGCTCCTTCTGATGTATATTGAAATGATATATATGATCTAACTAAAGACTGTGAGGTATCTAAGTTATATGTTTTAAGAGACTTTGTTAGAAGATCTGAGTAGTCATTATATCCAGTATAGAGGTGATTGTCTAATGATGAGTAAGATCTCTGTACTGGGATCTGATACCTTGATAAAAGTTCTGAATAAGTCCAAGACGTATACTCTCCAGACTCAACGTATTTTAGTGGTGCTGGATAATTAACATTAAACTGCATAAAGTCTAATCCATACTTTTCTTTTCCTTTAGAGTCTGTTGTATATTTAGCAAAATACGTTAGTGGAACATTATCTTCCCAAGAACTAGATACATCTATATCTAAAGAGAATTTATTAAAGTTAAGTGTTCCAACAAGCCCATAACTTGGAAGGTGCTCGTTCAACTCTAGTGTTGCATATGCAGAGATGGTTCCACCAGACAAATAGTATTCCCAAAAATCTGAGTTTCCCTCTATGAACTCATCTAGGTTATTATAGTAACCTCCCTGATTGCCAAAGTAACTGTCTCCAGCATCGTACTCACCATCTCCAAGATATGTATAAACCTCTTTATACTCTTGTGGTGTTCCATTGTTAGCAAAAAGGTTGCTTACCTTAGAAAAGTTTTTTGCATTGTCAAAACCTATTTTATATATTTTACCACTAAAGGTATTTGATAGTTCTTTGGTTCCACCAATATAAACTTTTAAAGATCCTCTATTGCCAAGAAGTTCTGCAACAGAGCCACCGTAATAAGATGATAATTTTTCAAAATTAAATCCAGCAGAGAATACATCTCCAACTGGAATTCCCAAAGATCTATACAATAATTGTGGTGATGAGTTGCCATGCTTTACCATATATTCAACACGGTTTTCAATTAGATTAACCGAAATATAATTTCCTGTTAGTTGATCTTCAACCCTAATAAGTACTTGGCTTGTTTCTGCTGGCTGTGAATATTTAAATACACCAAAGACGGAGGACGCAAAATCATTAATTGGATTTGCTGTATCAAAGACTAAGTACGATTGAGTTGTTGACCAAGTAGAATTTGGCCTTAATGAAAACAACCTATCTGATTCATTTTGAATTAAAGCATTATCAGTATTAAAATTTATAATGGTTTTGTTGCTAGAAACAAAAGTTGGCAGTGTGTAATCTGGTAAAGATAAAAAGTTATTGGTTACTGAAAGATTATCAAGCACTCCCTGTGACCACATACCAATATCTGGATATAAATAATTATTT